AAGTGGCTACAACGCCCCGATGATATGGTAATGGTATGACTGTATTCCTCGCCCGTATCTAACAGATAAGTACCCATTACTTCAGGGTCGGGGGTAACAATAAATTCTATTTCTTCAGGCAATGGCATAGGCCATTTGGTAAACGGATAACAGCAATACAGGCTTGCATATAAGTTTTTTAATACTTCAGGATTTAATCTCATATAGTTCACCCCTAAAGAACACAAGCCCTTCATCTTCATTAATAACCTGCACTAATTCAGGTGGCATTAAATGACCGTTGACATAGGTAAGAACTGCAAATCCTGCTCTCCAGTTGACGCTTGAATCTTCATGGTACAAGAACTGCTCATCCTTAACTGCCGCCATCATTCCAGTATCGACACCGTATTTGTCGCCAGTATAATTAGTCCACGGAGTAATTTTCAGAGAGTGCAAATGGCCTGTAACCATTGACATTCCGCCTTTTAGCACATTGTTATATACCGCATGAATACCATTATGCCAACGGTGCTTGACCATTGTGTTGTTGTTAATCATTACAGACCAGCTATATGACCAGCCGTACAGGTGATCCGCAAGGCACATACCCTTGACACCTTCATACTGGGGTAAAACATTAGACAATTTGCCGTCAAAGCGTAAATCGTGATTACCAATGGTGCGGTGCAATATACATCCTGCTGGGCGTACAGCTTCAATGTCACCTAACCTAGCTTGGACTTCTTCTAATTCCTGTTGGACTGTTGGGTGGTCTTGATAACCTATCCTGTTGTGCTGGCTAATTACCGCAAAATCAAACAAATCCCCATTAAGGATAACCATGCTTGGCTTTAACTGTTTTACAAAATGTACAAAGGCTTTATGAGCCGTAGATATATATTTGGGGTTGTAATGACAATCTGATCCCACCATAACCACGCCATTTTTTAATTCGTATTCACAGCGTATTTTATTTTCAGGAATGGTAAATCTTGGAACGCCACGATTATTATTAGATTCAAGCACAATATCGTGTTTTTTTTCTATGTTTTTTCTTCTTAACATTACACTTCTAGGATCAATACCTAATATTCTAGCTACTGTTGTTGGTGATCTATGTTCTTTATATAATGCGATAAACTCTTGCTCACTACACGCTGGCTTGGTCATACCACACCTTTATAATGGTAAAGTTAGCTAATACTAATCTATTTTAATTGAAAATCAATGACATACGCACGAATTGATACAAACCACAAAGAGATAGTGGCCGCATTAAGACAAGCTGGTGCTACTGTGGTGTCACTTGCCGAAATGAAACACGGTTGCCCTGATTTATTAGTGGGATACCAAAATGAAACGCTATTAATGGAAATCAAAAAAGATTCAAAAGCCAAGTTCACGCCCGACCAAATAGAGTTTATGGGTAAGTGGAAAGGCGGTGCAGTAAGCCGTGTAGATAGCGTTGATGCCGCAATAAGAGCACTAGGTATTACTAGAAAAGTGTTATAAAATAGATTAAAAGGAGCGTTTTATGGACAAATCAATGGCATTATTCCTAGCAACATTGCTACATTCGGGGACTAATACCCATTTTTTCCATTGGGCTACCAAATCCTACGCTAAACACAAGGCATTAGGACACTTTTACGAGAACATTATTGAACTGACCGACCAGTTAGCTGAAGCCTATTTTGGTTGCTACGGGCAGATTACTGAATTCCCTGCTACCTATCACCAGCCGAAAGAACCTTTAGCCTACTTACAGTCCCTACAAAGATTTGTAAAAGAAGCACGGGCAGACCTGCCAACAGACACAGAAATCTGTCAGCTTATTGACAATATCGCCCAAGAGATTGACACAACCATTTACTTGCTTAAATTTAAGGCATAACCGTGGATTACAGCAACCCAAAATCGTTTAATTTGCCCGAAGGTGAAGCGGATGAGGGTTATAAACTTGCCCAAATGCTACGCAATATACAGTTAAGCGGTATGGGAGTTGATGTAGGTAAAGCTGGAACAATGATGCAAGGTCGTGCTGGTTACCAGTTTGATCCTAATGAATCAGGCAATAGTTTAGGTGTAGGTGTATCAGGACAGCGTTTTTCTAACAATAGATATAACATTCCTGCCGTAATAAATGGGGTTGATGTTAGCTATGGTGGCCCTGACCAAAGCATTTCTGCTGGTTATTACCCGAACAAGTCGCAATTTATGGGTGAGCCAATGGGTAAAGGTGGCGTTAGCTTAATGTACAGAAAATCATTTGATTAAGGATTAATCATGCCGTTGGACAAATCAGGAACAGCCGCATCAGTCGGCAAGAATATTAAAGCCGAAGTTAAAGCTGGTAAGCCTAAAAAACAAGCACTTGCTATTGCCCTTAATACTGAGCGTGAATACGCTAAAGGTGCTCGCAAAGCCAAACTAGAAGAAGCCTACGGTAAGTACATCGAAGAAAAATGAGCCGTAAAGATGACATCCGTGCCGCAGTAGAAAAGCACGATAAGCCCATTCCCAAGACCACAGTAGGTAAGGGTAAGAACTATCTACCTGCCGATCAAGGTGCAGGAATGACGGCTAAAGGTAGGGCAGAATACAATGCCAAGAACGGCAGTCATTTACAAGCCCCACAATCAAGCGGATCAAGGCACGATAGTTTCTGTGCTAGATCACAAAGCTGGAACGGGGAACGAGGAAAAGCGGCTAGAACGAGGTGGCATTGTGGCTAAACAGGGACTTTATTATAATATTCACCAAAAGCAGGAACGGATCAAGCACGGTTCAAAAGAACACATGAACAAGGTTGGTAGCAAAAACGCCCCAACCGCCCAAGATTTTAAAGAATCAGCTAAGACTGCCAAGCCACAAAGCAGAAAAGACATGATTCGTCAAAAGATGAAGGATATGTAATGGAACACATGAACCACAAGTACCCTAAAGAAAACGCTTTACTTAGACCGCATAAAGAATCTACTTACGAAAAGAACCTTAGATTGCGTTTAGAGCGTAGAGCCGCTATTGCCAATAAAGTTAAAGACTTGGATAAAGAAGTCAAATAGTAGTAGAATTAACTTATCTTAATCAACCACTTGGTTAAATATGAAAATTCAAGAAGTTGCTGTAAACAAATTGATTCCTTATGCTAAAAACAGCCGTACACACAGCCCTGAACAAGTAGGGCAGATTGCCGCCAGCATTAAAGAGTTTGGCTTTCGCAATCCTATACTGGTAGACGGGGTAGGCATTATTGCAGGGCATGGTAGATTATTGGCCGCCCAAAAGCTAGGTTTAGATCAAGTACCCACTATTGATTGCTCTGATATGACTGAAAGCCAAAAAAAGGCTTATATCATTGCTGACAACAAGCTGGCTATGAATGCAGGGTGGGACACAGCAATGCTATCGATTGAGATGAAAGACTTAGAAGATGAAGGCTTTGACCTTGCATTACTTGGCTTTGACGATAAAGAGTTAGACGCCCTGCTAAATGTAATTGAGGGTACAGATGGCTTAACTGATGAAGATGCTGTGCCTGATGCACCTGAAGAACCAAAAACCAAGATAGGCGATATATATATTCTTGGAAATCATAGACTTATGTGCGGTGATTCTAGTGATGTAAATTGCTTAGATAAATTATTGCAAGGCAATATTCCTAATGGCATTGTTACAGACCCACCTTATGGAATAGGAATTGATGGACAAAAGAAAAGTATTAGTAATAACCCTAAACATAACAGGAAACATCACGAATTTAGAGGATGGGATTCTGAAAGACCTGATGAGGGTATATTTAATTACATAGTGGCATTAAATGTTCCTACTGTAATTTGGGGTGGCAATTATTTTGCAGATTTACTTCCTGCAACTAGAGGGTGGTTATATTGGAGTAAAGGTCAAGATGGTTTAACAATGTCCGATGGTGAATTAGCTTGGACTACTGAAAATAAACCTTTAAGAAGCAAAACAGTTAATAGAAATGCTTTAAAAGGTAGCGTTCATCCAACACAAAAACCTGTTGATATAATTGATTTTTCTATTGAATATTTAAAAGTTCCACAAAAGGGTTCAGTATTAGACTTATTTGGTGGAAGCGGAACAACTTTAATTTGTTGCGAAAAATCAGATAAAAAAGCCTATTTAATGGAACTTGACCCTAAATACTGCGATGTGATTGTTAAGCGTTGGGAAGATTTTACGGGTAAAAAAGCCGTACTTTCGGAGTTATAAAATGGCCCAAGGAAAACAACATATACCGACAGAAGCCACAAAAGAGCAGGTTAAACGCTTGTCTGCGTTGGGTTGCCCTCATGAGGACATAGCTACAAGGCTAAAAATAAGTGCCGACACCTTAGTTAAGTATTACAAGGATGAATTAGACGAAGGTCGTATTGATGCTAATGCCGCAATTGCTGGCACATTGTTTAGTCAAGCTAAAAAGGGTAATACTGCGGCCGCTATCTTTTGGCTTAAAACGCGGGCTAGATGGAAAGAAACCCAAGTCAACGAGGTTACAGGCACTAATGGTGGGGATTTAAGGATAGCTTGGGCAGATGAGTAGCCCTATAAAGCTAAAATACCGCCCTAGAAGCGTTTTTGAGGACTTTCACGACCGTAAGGAGCGGTGGGCAGTAATTGTGGCACACAGGCGTTGTGGCAAGACCGTAGCGTGTATTAACGATCTAATAGTCAAAGCATTACTAGAAAACAAACAACACGCCCAATACGCCTATATTGCCCCTTTTTATTCCCAAGCCAAGTCAGTAGCTTGGAGATATTTGGAACGCTTTTCAGAGCCAGTCTTATCTAAAGCCAACCAATCCGAACTATGGGTTGAATTGATTAACGGGGCTAGGATTAGGCTATTTGGGGCTGATAACCCTGACGCACTTCGTGGGAATTTTTTGGATGGCGTAGTAATGGACGAAATGGCCGATATGAAACCTAGCGTATGGGGTGAAATAATTCGTCCCTTACTTGCAGACCGCCTCGGTTGGGCTACTTTTATTGGTACTCCTAAAGGCCACAACGCTTTTTATGATATTTACAACGAAGCTACAAAAAAGCCTAATTGGTATGTAAAAGTGCTACGGGCAGACCAAACCATGCTTTTGCCCCAATCAGAATTAGATGATGCCAAAGCAACAATGTCTGATAACCAATACGAGCAAGAGTTTTTATGCTCATTTGAAGCCGCCATCCTTGGGGCGTTCTATGGTCAAGAGATGCGTAGAATCACGGACTTAGAGCGTATTACCACGGTTGATTATGACCCTATGTTTCCCTGCCATACCGCTTGGGATTTGGGTTTCAATGACAGTACAAGCATTTGGTGGTTTCAGGTAGTATACGGTGAGATACGGGTGCTAGATCACCATTCATCTAACGGTCAAGCTATACCCTATTACACGGGATTGTTGGCACAAAAAGAAGATGAGTTTGGGTACAAATATGGCTTTCATTACCTGCCACATGACGCTAGAGCAAAAACACTAGCAAGCGGTGGTAAGAGCATAATCGAACAAATTTCTGCAAAAATTGACATAAAACATCTAAAAATTGTTCCAAATCTGTCATTACAAGACGGAATACAAGCAACACGACTTGCATTAACTCGCTGTTGGTTTGATAATAGATGCGAAGAAGGTATCGAATGTTTACGACAATATCAAAGGGAATGGGATGATGATAAAAAATGTTTTAGGGATCGCCCAAAACACGATTTCACCAGTCATTCTTCAGATGCGTTCCGCTATCTTTCAATTGTATGGAAAGATGAGGACAGTCCTATCCTTAAAGATTCAAGAGTTAAAGGACTTCATGTCGGGCAAACGGATGTAACTTTGAACGAAATGTGGAAAGAAACCCCCAAATCAACTGTTAAAAGGATTTAATCATGTCAGGCGTTAATCAACCATTTGGAACATTCTACGAAACCGTAGCCGCATCACAAACTGCTCAAGTATTAGGCACAACAGGGGCGGCAGGTGATACTTTAATGCGTTTAATTGTTACTGTGGGCACAGCCTTAACTGGAACTGTAGCTTTATTAGACAATGCAACTTCTTACACCATCTGTGCCGCAAGCACTCCAATTGGCGTATATACCATTGAAATCAACGCTGTATCAGTAAACGGTGCTTGGAAGATTACTACTGGTGCTGGTGCAACTGTATTGGCTGTAGGCAACTTTACTTAAGGATTCAAAATGGATCACACATACCAAGATTGGTATAACTGCATTGCCCAGTACGAGCGTACATTCAAGGAATGGGAAGGTAGAGCCGACAAGATTGTTAAACGGTATCGTGATGACCAACGCAGTCGCAACAATCCTAATTCAAGGTTTAATATTCTTTGGTCTAATGTACAGACCATAACTCCTGCTGTATTTGCAAGGTTACCAAGACCTGATGTAAGCCGTAGATTCCGCGATAACGACCCTATTGGTCGTGTAGCTTCTATGATGCTAGAACGGGCATTGGAATACGAGATTGAGCATTACGGTGACTACGCTAGTGCTATGAAGCAGACTGTTCAAGACCGCTTACTAGGTGGTCGTGGTACAGCTTGGGTTCGTTACGAGCCACATATTGTCGGTGAAATGGGCGGTGAAGTTGAAGATATGCCTGATGATGGCTTACAAGTTACCGAAGATATTGATGAAGCTGAAACAGAAGGTGGCATCCACCGTGAAAACCAAGAGCGTATCGAATACGAATGTGCTCCTGTAGATTATGTTCATTGGCGTGACTTTGGCTTAACTGTTGCCCGTACTTGGGAAGAAGTAACAGCAGTATGGCGTAAGGTTTACATGGGTAGACCTGCCCTTGTTGAACGCTTTGGTGAAGAACTTGGCGGCAAGATTCCGCTAGATACTAAGCCTGAAACATCCAAGACTTTTAACGAAAAGATGGGCGAAGGTGCATCTGAAGCCGTTGTTTATGAGATTTGGGATAAAACAACTGGTCAAGTTATTTGGCTAAACAAGTCAATGGGTAAGATTCTTGATACCCGTGATGATCCGTTAAAATTGGAAAACTTTTGGCCTTGCCCCAAGCCAATGTTTTCTACCCTGACAACTGACAGCCTAATCCCTGTACCTGACTTTGTTCTCTACCAAGACCAAGCAAGACAGCTAGACACGCTGGCAGACCGTATTGATGGATTTATCCAAGCACTCAAGGTTCGGGGCGTATACGATGCGGCAGAGCCTAGCCTTGCCCGTTTATTCTCTGAAGGTGAGAACAACGCATTGCTACCAGTTAAAAACTACGGTGCATTTAGCGAAAAAGGTGGCATGGCTGGGGCTATTAACCTAGTAGACATCAAGCCAATTGCTGAAGGTTTGCAGATGGCTTATCAAGCTATGGAGCAAGTCAAGGGTCAAATCTACGAGATCATGGGTATTGCTGATATTCAGCGTGGACAGACAGACCCTAACGAAACTCTTGGTGCTCAGATCATTAAGTCGAACAACGCATCGGGTCGTTTAAAGACTATGCAACACGATGTAGTGAACTTTGCTACAGCCCTATTGCAGATCAAAGCACAGATTATTTGCCAGCATTTTACCGATGACACCATCGTTAAGATCAGCGGTGCAATGCAATTATCCCCACAAGATCAAGCACTTATACCGCAAGCCCTTGCACTCCTGAAGAACGAACCAGCCAAGAACTTCCGTATCGAAGTCACTAGCGATTCAATGATTTATCAGGATGAACAACAAGAAAAGCAAGACCGTGTTGAGTTCCTATCCGCTGTAAGTAGCTTTATGCAAACTGCACTACCAGCCGCCACACAAGCACCTGAACTTACTCCATTGCTTATGGAGATGCTCAAATTTGGTGTAACAGCGTTTAAAGCTGGTAAGGGTATGGAAGGATTGATTGACGAAACAGCTGATAAGTTCCGTCAGCAAGCTAAAGCAATGGAAGGCCAACCTAAGCCACCTAGCCTTGAAATGCAGAAGCTACAGATGCAACAGCAGATGGAACAAGCTAAGATGCAAGCCCAATCTCAGGCTAAACAAGCTGAAATGCAAGCACAGATGCAGATGGAACAGCAAAAAATGCAGATGCAGATGGAACTTGAGAAAGCCAAGCAAGAGTATCAAGCCCAAGAGAACCAGCTTAAATTCCAACTAGAAGAACAGCGTAATATGATGGATCGTGAGATGGAAATGAAGGTTGCTCAGATGAGAATGAATACTGAACGCAATACTCAGGTCTTACTTGCCCACATTAACAACGGGGCTAAGATTGAGGTAGCCCGTATTGGTGCTGATGAATCTACTGGTGAACAGGCTTACTTTACTGAGCAGGATATGGCGGCATCAATGGAACACCCATTAAAACCTATTGCAGACGCTATTGGTCAGAGCAACCAACAGATGACATTAGCTTTATCTGAACTGGTAAATACCATTAACGAAAACCACAATAGACCTAAACAAGTGGTACGGGGACAAGACGGTAAGATAATCGGAGTTCAATAACATGGCTATTACAGT